GCTGCTCAGAAAGGATATGAAGGTACGTCCGCAGCAGATTTTGTTTCTAAAGCTTCTGGACAATCTTATGCAGTAGGTGATCCAGTAAAAGTTGAGAAAGCAAAGAATGTAGCTGAATATTTAGGACGCTATTCTGCACAGTTAGCAACTGATGTATTATCAGATGGAACTAGACAGTTTTATTGGAGATATAATCATCCTCTTGCTATTGGACAGAAAGTTATAGAAACTAATGTTCCAGGATTAAGAAGTTTAAAAAGTCCATTAGATAAAGCAATTTTAGGAGGAGCTATCGGAGCACCTGTTGCTGCTTCACTAGGAATTTTTGATGTTACTAATCCTGACGAGTTATTTAGACCTAAAGGTTATGCACAGTCTTACGCAGAAAAAGGATCACAGGATAGAAGAAAAACTGCAGAGCCAGGTATGGAGTTGTTTGAAAGATTCTTTTTAGGAAGAAGAGGTAGACCTTTAAAATATGAAACAGCTAAACAAGATATACCTAGTCTTACTCCACAAAGATATGCCAAAGCATTGCGTAGTCAGTATCAGGATCGTGGTGTATTAGGCATGGGTTTACTTAAAGGAACCACTGAAAACATAGAAGGGTATCCTGAAATACGTGTTGTTGGTTTTCCAGTTGGGCTACAAGCTGTGGGTGCTTTAGCAGGAGGTATAGCGGGTAGTAAAACTGCAGGTAAGTTAGGTTTAGTAAATCCTCTTGCAAGTAGAAAGAGTATTGTTAAAGCAGCAGGTGTTACTTTAGCAGGATCACTTGGAGGTGCAGCTACAGGTAAGACTTTAAATATGGCAATAGCCAGTGCTAATAGACCTAAGTATTTAACTACTTCAGATTATATGCAAGGCTGATGATAGTACTGATAAAATTAAAAGATAAGAACGGAGAGAAGATTTAGTAATGGCTAAGGGTACACCGGTTACGGATTTTCCAGCATTTGATTTTGCAGGATTGATGGCAATGGGGACTGGTCCTCGTGCATATCAAAATCAGGCTTTATATAGTTTATTTCCTAAAACTGCTGCTGCATATGCGGGAGTACCGGCGGCAGGTTATGGATCTGTGCCTCTTTCTCAATCAGCGTTAGTTAGAGGAGCAACAGGTGTTGCAAAAATGGGTACTAGAAGAATACCCCTAGCAGCTGGACTTCTACAAACGTTAGGTGGAGATCCAATAGGAGGAGTAGGAACAGCTGGAGGAGGTTTTCTTGGAGCTAAGGCGGGAGCGGCTCTAGGGACAGCAATCCTGCCGGGAGCAGGCACATTAGCAGGAGGTCTTATTGGAGGTGCTTTAGGCGGAGGCATCGGACAGGGTCTCACTAGGTCTGTAACAGGTATTGATGTAAATAATCCATTAACAGGACCAGATATTAGTCTTGCAGGTATTCCATTAACTCCATACGCTAAGACTAAGAAAGGTGTTAAGAGAGCAGCTGAATTAGAAGCAATGAGATATAAAGAACTCTTACCTATTATGGAGAAAGCTAGACAACAACAGTTCCAAAGAGATTTAATTGGAAGTCAAGTTCAGATGGCTGGACAGCTACTCGGAAACATCTACCCTAGGTAATTAAGATGAGCAGATCTTATACTGGATTAACCGTTGATGAAGGTGAAGTACTGAGAATCCCACCTAAAGGAAAAGGCATGGAAAACTTTCAAAATTTTTTAAATAATTTATACGGTAACACTAGAAAGTTTGGAGGAACTGCTTTAGAGAGATTAAATCAGTTTGGAGAATATCTTGCTCCTTCAGATCCTTTAAAATCTAATAATACAAGTGTTCAACAAGGTTTACTAACACCTCCACAATTTATCACAAGAGATGGAGCTTTAGGATCCGTCATTCCTTCTATGTTTGGAGTTTTTACAACTCAAGACGGAGAAACAACCGATTTAGGTAAAAGGGTTGAGGATAAAAACAAAAAAGTAGAGAACGAAGAAAAAGATTACTTAGATGAGAATAAACAGTTATTACGAGAAATAGCAGGATTAGGTGAACAGGCTAGAAATAGAGATTTCATGAGAGAGGGAATAAGAACTCTTGCAAATGCACCTTTGATAGGAGCACAGGCTCAGATGGCAGCGGCTGAAGGAATCAATAAATTAACTATAGGAAATATGGGAGCTATGGCTGCTCAAAACAGAGTATTAGAAGCAAATCCATCAAAGCAAAGAATAGCCTCTCTTAGATATTTTAGGGGGTAGAATAGAGTGAATGGTTTCTCATACGGAACAGATTATGGACTCGGTAATACCTTTAGTAAGTATGGAGGCTATGGGACGGATCTTAACATCTCCTATACAGCACCTACTAAAGGATTTGGATCTAGATTTAAAAATGCATTTGGAGGAGGTAATATGTTTGGAGCCTTAGTTGGTGGTGGACTAGGTTTAGTTGGTAATATTTTTGGTGCTCGTTCTGCAGCGTCTGCAGCACAGGCTCAGATGAATGCCCAAGCTGATCAGCTAAAAAGAAACATACAAGAAAATAGAGAAGCTAGAAAAGGGAATTTAGCTAAATTTATTGGACAGAATTTAGCGGATTATGGGTATGGAGCAGATTTGGAATTTGGTAGACAATTAGCTGCTACAGAATTTGATAAAACAAGAGGACGTGATTTGGATCGAGCAGCAAATATAGCTGATTTTAATGCCATGATAGGGATGCAAGATACCCCAGCTTTCAGAGAACAAAAACAAAGAGCATTTAGAAGAGATTTAGAAAGAGCAAGAGTAGAACGTCAAGCTGCTATGGAAGGTATGTTTGGTCCTATTAGTAGATCAGCTTAGGAGGTATCATGGGAAGTAAAACAACGTACAATGCACCTAAAGTTGAAAAGGACGATAGTTTCGCAAAGTATTTAGAGTATCAAAAAGAACGTGAAGCTACCTTAGACGAACGAGCGCAACAGGAACGAGAGGCAACTGCTGCAAAAGAGAGACAAAGAAGACAGTCTGGAGCTAGTGGTTTAACGGGTTTGTATGATCGTACTAAATCTCAACTAGAATCAGGTTTACTTAGTTATGAAGGAGCGCAGAATCAATTAAAGAGTTATATAGATAAATATGATCTGAATGCTGGATTTCAACCTGATGCTGAAGGGAATACTTTTGATCCTGGTTATACTGATCCAACTAAAGGAGCAGGTCAGTATTTAAGTAATCTTCAAAATATCTATGGAGGAGAAGGAGGTCTATTAGAGAAGCAGAGAACAGCTGGTATAAACCTCGCATATCAAGACCTTTTAGGAAGAAAGGCAACAGAGGATGAGCTTTCTGGGGCTATGTCCAATTTAAAACTACAGGCTTATGGTGGAGCGGGAATACAAGGGCTTAGAGATTCTATTAAATCAGGTAGTGAATTTACTAAGAACGTCAATGATAATTATCTAGATAATTACTACGACACCCAGTATGGTAAGCAGACCACGGATGCTGAAGGAAAAAGGACTGGAAAACGTATATTTAATTTTGATGCTTCTTTAATGCCTAGTTACGCTGGAGATCTGAAAGAGTCAACTGGAGTAGACGTCACCACCGGAGAGCAGTTCGCAGATTACTTCTCAGAAGGGAGAACTGTTGCAGAACTAGAATCTCAACAACAGAATATTAAAGACACTAGACAATTCTTGTTCAGTGCGGGTTTAACTAATCTTCAAGGGGATATTGATAAAGAAACTCAGAAGATTAAAAATGAAGGTGCTAAGGAGATTGCTAAAATTGGTCAAGCAAGTGATATGTATAAATTATTAGGTGGTTTCAATTTCTAAAAGAATGTGTATTGTTATAATAGACTTATACTTACATTGATAATCACCTAGGGGCATAACTATGGCAGCGGGAGACACAAAAGACAATTATTTTGATATTAAAAGATTCCAGCAACTTTTAAGTAAGTTAGAAGGATCTAAAAAGAGACAACAAAGACAGAAGTCTGTAGAAGGACGTAGAGACATCTTCGCAGGCGGTCTTGCTAACATGATGAGCAACTTCTAATTTGTTACCATTAATATAGGTTATTGACATGGCTGACTCGGATGAATTCGATTACGAAAACGATGATTACTTTGACCTGGATAAGTATAGAGATGCAGCCGGCATAGCCTACGAATTTTCCAAGAAAAAGATGGAGGATGCTGGTGAACAAGAACGGAAAACAATCGCTAAAGGGGCGGAAGAGTCTAGGAAAGACGAAGAAAGAGATCGTAACCAAGCCAAATCAGCTTATAGCTATTAAGGTATTTGAGCATTGGGTGGATAATCTAGACTCCTCTACTCAGGAGTCTTTTTGTTCTTTTGTTTCCGATAATAATTCTGTGATTGAAACTTACCTTTATTCTAGGTTTTTAGGATATGAAGGCAGTGTAGCTTCTTGTGATGCATGGATAAAAGCTAATTATAAAAAACCCGACCACAGAAAGAAATTGTTATATGAAATAGATGAGATGCAAGAGGACATAAGAAAGTTAAGAGCAGATATTGAAGAGGGTGTTGTTAAAAGAGATGCAGGTGTGGGCAGGATCGCACAAATGCAAAAAGAATTGAGAAGCACTATATCTGAAATAGAAAATTTCACTAACATGAGAGATCGCAAGGGATTACTTATGGCTGGTGCAGATCGTGCTATAAGGGAGTTAATGTTTGTCTTTAAAGATGATCCCATAGAAACACCTTTAGAAGAAGCTACAATGAGTGTCTGGGCAAGAATGCAACTGGAAGAATAGTGCAGTTAAAATAAGAAGAAGTGAATAAATAAAACTGTTGCATAATGGCTAAGAAAAAAATGCCACCTCAACTTCTTGAGTATTTTAAAAATAAAAACGAAAAAAAAGAAGATGGCTCTGAGATGAGCGATAAAGAAAAACGCACCGCAGCTTTGGAAAAAGCTAGGAAGGCTAAGAAAGCAGCTAAGACTTATAAAGAAAGTAAAGGAAGTAATAAAGATAAATAAAAGGTAGAATTACCTTTATATACGGATAAGTATTATCATGCCTTTAATGAAGAGATCTAGATCAAGCGCATCTAAGAGCACAGGAAATAAATCTACAGCCGGTAAGAAATCCACAGGCCAAACTGAAAGATTAAAAGGATTCCTTTCTGCTGAGAAAAAGAAAAAGGGAAAACAAACTACAAAATTAAAGGCAATGCTCGCTAAAGATAAAGCAAAGAAGAAAGCAGGAGAAAAATCAGATAGCTTTAACTCAAGAAGAAGGACTAGAAGAACTAGAACTAGATAAAAAGTAAGTTAGTATTTAGTAGTAGCTTAAATATTAATTAGTGCCCTCCTATACTCATTTAGCTTATAGACGTAATGCTAAAGCGGCAGCTCGTAAGCAACAGATTAAGAAACCTAAAAATCAGGAATCATTACAGAAAGCTAAAGAAGATTTTGGGTATTTTTGTGAATATGTAGCTGATAAACCACCAGCAGAACATCATAAAACTTGGCATAGACATTTTATTACGAATGAAAATAGTAGTTGTCTATTGAAGATTGCAGGACCTAATGTTGATTTATTAGCTCCTAGGGGCTCGGCTAAATCAACTGTATTAGGTTTACTTACCGCTTGGGCCATTGGTGTGCATACACAGGCTAAACAGCCTTTGCAGGTCTTGTACTTGTCTTACACTGTTGATATCGCTAGATCCAAATCAGCAACAATTAAAAGAATTATAGAAAGTAAGAGATATCAGGAAGTTTTTCCAAAAGTAAGATTAATGAAAAACGTAACCAGTAATGAATACTGGTCGATAGATCATAGGTTTGCAGGTATAGATACTACTGGAGAAGAACAATTTACGTTATGTGCAGCTGGTCTAAAAGGTTCTGTTACATCTAAACGTTCTCATTTGGTTATGATTGATGACGCTATCAAATCATCAGCTGATATTGCTAATCCAGATATTAGAAATCAGATGAAAGAAAACTGGAATGCTGTTATAGCTCCTACTATGTTTGAAGGAGCTAGAGCTATTTGTTTAGGCACTAGGTTTAGACATGACGATATACATGCTACTACTTTTAATGAACAGAATAATTGGACACAGATTGTTTTATCAGCAATATTAAATGACTCTAAAACAGGGGAAGAGGAGTCTTATTGGCCTGAGATGTGGTCACTTGAATATTTAAAAGAAAAGAAGAGACAGGCACCCATAGCTTTCTCTTTTCAATACATGAACCAGATAGTTAGACAGAATGAATTATCCCTAGCTCCAGAGTTAATTGTTAAAGCAGAAATAGCTACTGAGTTCGACACGTTAGGAATAGGAGTTGATCTGTCAGCTGGAGTAAAAGAAAGAAATGATTACACTGTTATGGTATTAGGTGGACGAATAGAAGATCGTATTCACATAATTGATTATCGACGTATTAGGGTTATGGGTAACCTAGAAAAATTAGATGCCCTAAAAGAGCTTCTATACGACTGGTCGATAATAGGTAAAGATGCTAATGAAAATTATTTTCCCACCTACTCTA